GCACACATCAATATCGACAATAACTTCCCCAATACCGATATGGCGTGGGAGATGCTTAATTACATTGCAAGTCAGGGTGTTATTTACTTCTGTTATAACACAAAGATTAATGTATGTAAGAATCATCATGGTTTTGTAGATGCAGATATTTGCCCCGAATGCGGAGAGCACGCTTGCGATACATATCAGCGCGTGGTAGGTTTCCTTACACCTTCCAAGTCTTATAGCAAAGAAAGATTTAAGGAGTTTTCTGCAAGACAGTGGTATGATACTGCGGTTATGTACGGTGAGACTTCTGTAATCGGTGATTAAAGATGGCTATAAATATTACTATAAAGGAACTTCGTGACGAAGATTTTACAAGTTACAAGAAGCCATCTATGGTAATAGGATTTCCTCGTTGTAGTTGGAAATGTGAGAGAGAGTGCGGAATGCGAGTGTGTCAAAATGGTGCACTCGCACAAGCACCCGACAGAACAATTGGAGTCAAGACCATTGTTTGCAGATACATAAACAACCCAATTACGTCTGCAATAATTATGGCTGGGCTTGAGCCGTTTGACTCAGAGGAAGACTTACAAATATTAATTACTTATCTTAGAGTGTCCACGCAGGATGACGTTGTAATATACACTGGATATACAAAAGAAGAAATTCAAAACCGAGAGATATATAAATATTTGTTAAATGCTAAAAATATAGTCATTAAGTTTGGAAGATTCATTCCTAATCAAGAATCACATTACGATCCAATCTTGGGAATTAAATTGGCAAGTGACAACCAATATGCAGAAAGGATATCATAATGGCTAAATATAAAATAGTACTTGGCGATGACAAATCGCTGATTGCTGAAGTGAATAGGCAGTTACAAGAGACGCGAGGATATTGCCCTTGTGCTCTTGTATGGGACGATTCCACAAAATGTGTTTGTCTCGCATTCAGAGAAGCTCTCGCAAGAGGTGAAGAAACAGAATGTCACTGCGGCAAATACAAGATTATCAAAGTGGAAGATTAACAACACAAAATGATTGAAAGGATGATTAATTATGGAAAAGAAACTTACGATTGAAGAGCTTGAAGCAAAGTATAAGGCTCTTGGAGAAGAGATCGAAGCAAGAAAGAAAGCCGAGGCTGAAAAACTCAATGCCGAAAAGGATGCTCGTTACAAGGAAGTAATCAACGCATATGAGAATTTTGAGGAGCTGAGAAACAAGTATGTCGAAGATTACGGAAGTTTCACATTCAAGACACCCAATGGTACTAGTACGCTGTGGAACTGGGTATTTAATGAGGTGTAAGATATGAAAGTAAGACTTGTAAAACTTAGAGACAATGCTCGCATCCCCACCCAGGGTAGTGACAGGGCAGCAGGGTATGATCTGTACGCATGCGAGGGAACAAGTATTCTTCCTGGGCAGACTAGATTGATTCCTACTGGTTTATCTATTCAGCCGCCCGAGGGATATTGTTTTAAGATTTATGCTAGAAGTGGACTTGCTACCAAAAAAGGTTTAAGACCCGCAAATTGTGTTGGAATTTGTGACGAGGACTACACGGGTGAATATATGGTGGCATTACATAACGATTCAAATGAAATACAAACCATTGAAGATGGTGAAAGAATCGCTCAGCTTTCACTTGAAAGATACTACTCTTTTGAGTTTGAAGAAGTTGAAAAGTTAGATGAGACGGAGCGAGGCTCTGGTGGGTTCGGATCTACTGGAACAAATTAAAAGGAGAAATATAAAAATGAAAAATACAGAAATTATTTTTGTAATTGATAAGTCTGGATCGATGGGTCATTTGGCAGGCGACACGATTGGCGGCTTTAACGGATTTATTGAAAGTCAAAAGGCTGTTGACGGGAAGGCCACATTAACTACTGTTTTATTCGATACTTCATGGAGAATTCTCCACGATGGCGTAGATCTTCGTGAGGTCAAATCTATGACAAATTCAGACTATGTTGCGGGCGGCGGGACGGCAATGCTTGATGCTATTGGCGAAATTATCAACCGTGTACAGGATAGACATGATGAACTTGGCGCAGAGAAGCCAGAAGAGGTACTTTTTGTAATCACTACGGATGGGGAAGAAAACTCCAGCCGTAAATTTACCAAGAACCAGATTGAGAAGATGATCAAACATCAGACCAATGGTCACGGATGGAAATTTATGTTCCTTGGTGCCAATATGGACGCAGTAAAAGAAGCGGAGAGTATTGGCATTGCAAAAGATTATGCTACGGGATACACATATACCTCCAAGGGAATCGGTGATGTTTATACTACGATGTCCTGTGTAGCAAATTCTCTTAGAGGCGTTAAGGGCGATAATGGTATCTCTGGAACCATAACCTTGGATAGTGCATTTAATCTTTCTGATGTGTATGATGCAGTTGCAACAAAGACAACAAGCGCAGAGATTGAAAGCAACACAAAGCTAAACTAAAATTTCATAAAGCGGCAATAGTTCGTCGCTTATTTAAAGGAGTAATAAATGAAACGGAATGTAGCTATTGTCGCATTAATTATAGTTGTTTTAATACTACTGATTGTAATAGTGGCCAAGCCCGAAAAAATTAAGCTTGTGCCAGTAGAAGTAACCAAAGAGGTCGAGGTCATTAAAGAGATCGAGATTGAAAAAGAAGTAATAGTCGAAGTAGAAAAAGAAGTTGTTGTTGAGAAAGAAGTCGTTGTCGAAAAAGAGATAATTGTAGAGATTGAATCTACATATGCCTATAATGTTACCTCTGCAGAACGCGAAATGCTTGCACGCCTCGTATATCTTGAGGGAGGCATCGAATCTCTAGAATGTCAGAAGGCAATTGTCTCGGTTATTATCAATAGATGGCAGGATGGATATTGGGGCGATACAATCAAGGAAGTTATATATGCCAAAGCTCAATTTAGCCCAGCTAGCAAAATTAAAGCAACAACACCAACAGAAACGCAATACGAAGCCGTTGACTATGTATTGAAGAATGGTTGCACTTTGCCCGAGTATGTTTTGTACTTTAGGGCCAACTACCACCATAAGTGGACTGGCTATCAGCCATACAAGGTCATAGGCAGAACCTACTTCGGTTATTTAGAAAAAGATAAGAAATAAAATTGAATAGCGGCGGATTAATTTTCGCCGCTTATTTTTTTATAGGAGTGATTATTAATGGAATACGATAAACAAACATATTTAAAAGTTATAGCAAGTTTAATAGGAGTAGTCATTTTATTAATCCTATTTATAGATGCTCAACCGCCGAAAATAGAGACAGTCGAAGTTATCAAGGAAGTCGAGGTAGTAAAAGAAAAGATTGTTGAGGTAGAAAAAGAACCTACATATAAATACAATATTAGTTCAGTAGAGCGTGAAATGTTAGCAAGATTAGTTTATCTTGAGGCTAACACAGAAAACCTTGAATGCCAAATGGCCGTTGCCTCAGTAGTTGTTAATAGGTGGCTTGATGGTAGATGGGGTTCAACTATTGCAAGCGTAATATATTCCCCATATCAGTTTTCACCAGCAGGGTTAATACACAAGACAACACCAACAGAAACAAACTATGTAGCAGTTGATCATATCCTTAAATCTGGCTCAATTTTACCTAAGTACTGTATGTTTTTTAGGACAGAACATTGCTTCTCGGACATATGGGAAGGGTATACTAGGTATGCCAAAATAGATAACACTTACTTTGGATATTTTATTAAAGATAAAGAGCAACTTTAATATTTTTTATAAAACAAAATAGCAAAATGGCGAATCAGTTAACCACTTTGCTATTTTTTTATGTCTGACGTGTGAAGTCATTTATATTATAACCAATATACATAAATTATATACACAAAAGGATGCACAATAATGAAAGATGGAATAATAATGATTTCTGTCCCAGCTACAACGACTGCTGAGGACATTAAACAAATTAGAGAACAATATAAAAATAATAATGATAAATTAAATATATTAATAAGTGGGAATTACGATTTCAAAGAAACCTTATATGATTTTATAAAAACTGCAACAAACCCATAGTGCTTTTCCTTTTTTTATGTTACAATGATGATAAAATAAAGTAACAATGATAAAGGAGTAATAGAAATGAGCAAAAAAGCAAAAGTAGTAGTAGCATATTTAAGGTTATCACGAGAGGACGGAAATGATGAGAGTACGTCTATATCAAACCAAAGAAGAATAATACTTGAGTATGCAGAAAAAAATAATATCAAAATTGAAAAATTTTATATAGACGATGGAGAATCTGGTTTCTCATTCAGTAAGAGACCAGCATTTAATGAATTAAAAGATGATCTAAATGCAGATAAAGTTGATACTATTATTGTAAAAGACTTAAGCAGACTTGGAAGAAATAGTGGCCAGATGCTAACATTTGTAGAAAATCTTCAAAAAGATGACAAAAGATTAATTGCAATTGGAGACAATTATGATAGCGATGATGAAAATTCTAGCGACATGCTGAATATAAACTCATGGCTAGGAGAACGTTATCTAAAAGAAATAAGCAGAAAAGTTAAAGACTCTATTCGTGCTATGCAAAAAGAAGGCAAGTTTATTTCATGTGTCCCATATGGATATGTAATTGATCCTATAGTAAAAGGACAATATCATATTGATGAAGTAGCGGCTATATATGTTAGAAGAATTTTTGATATGTATATAAACGGAATGGGAACAAGAAGGATTGCATTAGCATTGACAGAAGAAGGAATCCCAACATATAGCGTGCTAACCAAACAAAGACTCGAAAGTATGGGAAAACCTTATCGTGGCAAAGTTAGTAATATATGGCATGATAATACAATACAAAATATATTAAAAAATACATTTTACATAGGCACGCTTACTTTGGGCAAAACTAGGCGCAGATCTATTAGGGGAAAGAAAGTTAAATTAGATAAAGAAGAGCATTTAGTCTTCAAAAATGCACATGAACCAATAATTGACAAAACAACATTTAATATTGTTCAAGAAATAATGGCGGATAGGTCTATTAATGCTTATCGTGGAAAGAAAGTTGATAGAAATAGTCCATATTCAGGTATGTTAATATGCGCAGACTGCGGCAAAAAATTAACACCAACTACCAGTAGCGGGAAAACAAGATTTATTTGTAATACCTACAATAAGAAAGGTATAAAATTCTGCAAAAGTCATTCTATATTAGAAGAGAATATAACAGAATCATTGATTTTATTTTTAGATCATTGCAGAGAAAATTTAGATAAAACAATTGACAATTTTGATGCCATCATAAGAGAAGAATATAAAAAAAGAGGTAGCAACACAAGTTCAATAACTCGTGTAGAGAAGTCCTTGAGTGATGCGAAAGCTGCATTGAAATATATAATGGAAAAGAAAATGATAGAATCCATAGCAAATCCATCAATGGCGGAACTGATTCATGATACATATGATATGATGCAAAGAGAAAAACTAAATGAAATTAAATCACTTGAAACACAATTAAATGATTTAGTGGATAATACAATTGATGAAATAAATATTAAAGACAATTTACTAACTGCAAGAAATATATTCGACCATATCATTGCTACTAAAACATTAACAAAAAAACAAGTAGCTACAATTATAAAACATATCGTTGTATATGAAGATCAGGGACTTGATGTTGTCTTAAAGGGCGATCTTTATAAATCATGCTCTAGACAAATAATTCATAAAAAAGGAACAGAAAACAGACTATTCGAAGCCCTTATAGATTATATGTTTGAACACAAAGATAAATTTATAGGAAGTAGAGCATTCGAATATATTTCTGTTGAAAAAGGATTTGCAATAGGTACGAGAAAATTCTATGATCAAATTCATAAATTTGAAGAATTGAAAATCATAGAGCATATAGGATTACGTAAGGGGTATCGAGTTTTAGTCGGCTCTAAAAAAGAAGCTATTAATGCTTTCGTAAATAACACTATTGCTAATAGCACCACATGGTGGAGTTATAACAATGATATTATTGAAACTATAACTTTCGAAGATATAATGAAAATTAATAAATGGATTGAAAATGATATTAACAACACATCTAGAAAACTATATTAATACAATGTCCTATGCATCTGCATAGGGCTTTTCTTTTGACTATAATCGCAAAAAATAAGGCCACCTTTCGGTGACCTCATTATTTCATTAGGCTTAGTAAAATGTCTCTAGCACTAGACGCTTGAGGCTGAACTGTTGTCGGTGTGAATGACAATCCCTTAAGCGGTTCAAGCGGTGCAAAATCCTGAACAAAGTTAGTATCATTCATAGTCTTAACAGTTTCCTCTAATTTATTCTTAAACTTTAAAATTCTTTGTTGTGGCCATTGGAGGCCAGTAACTACTGCAATTGTTGTAGACTCAGAAACACCAGAGAAAACATCATAAATTCCATTAAAAGTTTTGGATATAGAGTTGGTGTCTAATGATCTGTTTGATGTAGAAATCGCTAAGTAGTATGCAGTTTTTGAGGCAATTTCGGCATAAATTCCGCTGTGCAAGCTTTCTACAATCTCAGGAGCCGTACTCTTGGCTTTACTCGACTTACCTATAACAGAAATTCCTGGACAAGACAGTACTTGTTTACGCTCTGCCTTGTCAATATTTCCATACATACTAACATTCTTAAGACAAATGAACGCGTCGAGCTCTCTTGCAAATTTACTATTAATTGCAAACTTATCATATTTAGAATTATCAAGCAAGAAGGTTGCTCCTAAATTTTTAATACCCATAACTTCCACGCACGCATTATATGCATTTTCGCACGCCTTGGCGCTTTCCATCGCATCATTGGGTAAAACTATGGCTGGGATACAAACGCGTCCTATTTGGGCTAAATAAGCCATTAAAGGCACACTCAAACCAGAGCCCGTTCCACCGCTTGCGCTAAACGTGCAAATTATATATTTTTGTGGTAGAAGAGTGGTAATTTTTTCTACAATATCTCCGATGTGTTCTGATGCTAGTTGAAGCACTCTTTTTCTATCCTTCGCAACCCCATCCGCACCAGGTATATGAATTTTATGAGTTCCCTTAACTGTTGCAAGATCCTCTTTGCTTGTGTTTACATAAACGGTAGTGTAACCCAAGTCCTCAAATTCCTTTCCTATATTTCCTCCGCATTGTCCTAAAGCTAAAACTCCAAATTGTTCTCTCATTTATAACATCTCCTTTAATTTTTGTATTCCTTGATTTGTAATATAGTATGTAAAGAACTTTCCATCCTTAACACCTTGTTCTATGTAGGCTTCTGAGCGCAAGAAGCAGAAAGCTCTGTGCAAAGTTGTATTACTCTTACCTACTGCACAATATTGTTTTATTTCTTCTGTACTAATAGCCGTACCAGCGGATATTGCATTGTTCTTGGATAAAATTGTCATTAAAATCAAATGAGTTCGATTGATTGCCATTGATACACTCCCCTTTCGTATGATTGCATATAAGTGCAATCACTTCCTTGGATTTACAATATCATAGTGACTGCACCTTGTCAACAAAAATTTGACATCACCTTGCAATTTATTTATAATATTTTTGAGGTGATAAAGATGGTAATGAAAGAGGGAACAAAAGCAATAACTTTTAGAGTTCCAGAAGAATTAAAATTACAAATCGAAATGCAGGCGTTCAAGGAAAATAGAAGCGTGAATAATTTTCTGCAATATGTTATAAAAGAATATTTAGAAACGCAAAAGAAAAGGGGATACAGAAAATAATCTGTATCCCCTTAAAGAGTATTACTTAGTTTCTACTACCTTGGCATTGATAGTCTTGGAAGCAGCAACGATAGAATCTATCATAGAGCCAATAACTTCCTCATTAATATCATAATTAAGAACATCTTCCATGCCCTTAATTGTGCTCATTACATATTCTTTTCTTTCAGCACCTGTCTCATAGAGATTCTCTGCCTCAGTCATCAAACGAAGCACCAGCGCCATAAGACTTGCCCAGTTCTTTTCTTGTACGGCTTTCTTAATATATTCCACCAGCTTAATAACAAGCGGAACACAAACCGCTATGCCAGATAATACACTAATAATAACATTAATCCAATCACTAATAGTCATAATTCATTTCTCCTTTATGCATTATATGATACATCTTGATTAGCAGCAGACTTTTCAGTCTCTACATCACTCTCGATCTTGGACAATTCATTCTCAAGTTCCATTTGTAAACGATACTCATCTAAAGCTCCAACATCTTTTAAAATTAAATATTTCATTTTTAAAGTTGCACGCTGTTCTTTTATTACATTTTCATATCTACTTTTATTGCTATATGTTGCCATAGTAACACCGAACGCCGCACCAGTAACCGTAACAAGAGTGATCAATACCGTCATGTCGGGCATCTTGTCCGTGACAGCGCAGTAAGTAAATATAATTATGCTAAATACAATGGCTACGGCAAAACAGACACAAGAAAAAACTGCAAGCTTCTTTGAGGTTTGTATTTTCATTTTCTTATCCATACATAACACTCCCTTATTACAATCCTCTAATATCTTCGATAAACGAACGATGCTTGAGTCTATAATTATATGCCTCGTCAATGAGTTTCATCGCCTTATCAACCTCACCATTTTGTTGATTGTATTTTTTAAGAATTTCATGATATTCTTCGTTGACTGTATATATACGATTAAACTCTTCTTGCGACACAAGAACATCGTCATCGGCTACCATTCTAGCAAAGTCTAATATGCGATGCCTATTGGTATTGATATATAAGTTTAAGGTTATTTCGTTGTTCTCCTTAAGTCTATCTTGCATCAGCAGCAAATCCTCTAAAGCCGCATCATAAACTTTTGCTCTGCTATTGACCCAGCACATCCACGCATCTCTTTCTGCAATCTTTTCTGGGCTATAATGAACTTTCATTTCATCAAGAGTTGTTTTGACATCTTCCAATAACGACTCTTTCTTTGCTTTTTCTTCTTTCTTTCTTCTACGCCATCCTCGGAAATTAATGATTTCGGGCCATACTTTCCCCTTAAAGTCCAAAATGCTTCCAATGATATTAAGCACAAAAAGCAATCCAAGTGCAATTGCAATAGCGATCACTGGCACTCCGAGAAATTTCAGCGCCTCAATTTGTTCTCCCATTTGATTCCACCTCCCTTAATATAAAAAATATTTTTGTTCTTCTGGAGGGTTCTTTTTATTTCCATCCGCCAATGACCATTACATTAAAATTAACTGTATATGCTTGGCCGTGATTATATTTATATGATAAAGCAAAACTATTAACCGTGTGAGTAATTGCATTACTTCCATTACAGTCACCGAAACTAGAAACAAGTAAGCCACATTTTGCAGGTGTAAGTAAGACAGTAAAGCCTGTATTTATAAAAGATACTGGCAAAGTTACAGTCATAGTATTAACTCCATCATTAAGTGCCGTTGGGTTATGGCTTGCAGTGCCATAAAGTTCCATTCGTCCACCATTCCATTTTCTCCACGTCCATCCGTTAGAGGCACCAGCCTCAATAACATAATCTTTGACATTTTCAGTATCAAGCAACGTCTGCCAACCAGTCCACACATTATTATTTTGTTGCCTCCACGATAATGAATCGTTAGCAGTTAGTCTCGATCTAATTTGCATGCCATAACCTGTTCCATCTGTTTGCCCATTTCTATGACGTACACTGATAGTATTGTACCAAATTCCATCGGTATTATTATAAGACCCAATAAAACTTGGAGAACTGGTTACCCAGTTTTCGCTTGTTACCGTTTTAGCCCCGCCAACTACATATGTTCCTTGCCCAACAGTCACGCCATTAAGCGTTCCTGCAACTGTTGCATTTCCATCAATATTAACGTTATTATTAAAATCAGCATTCATAAATATTTCAAATTCATCCTTAGTAGACATGCCTCCAATAGCAACGCCCTTACCATTAGAACGAACATTAATAGGTCTAGCCGCAGACATAAGAGGGGCTGTAATTGTGCTTGTTGCACCATAAGCATCTTTGATGGTGAATCTAATTACATATGTGCTAGCAAGAGCAAACGCACCGCCTCCATATGTTCCTGTCTTTGTGGAAGAAGTATCTGTTCCTGATTGAAGTGTTGTTTCTGCAGAATAAGTAGAACCATTGTTGCTACTATATGCCACGGTTACAGTACGAGTATTCTTGCCACCAACAGATGAATAAGACGAGTTTACCGTGTATCTTGCATAGGTGCCACTCTGAGTAATATTGCCATTAGCATCGCAGCGTTGCACCGCAACTGGACCAATGGTTGGAGGAGCATATGGTTGTACTGATATTGTGACCTGTCTACTAGCCGTTCTACCACGAGCGTCTTGTACTTGAACGGTATATGTCAATGTGCCCGAAGACTGAATTACTCCAGTTGTAGCATTGTTTGCTGTTGTTGTGGTAGATATGCTTGGACCAGTATAGGTATAAGATTTAATAGAGCTTCCACTTCCCGCTGTGGCCGTAGCCGTTAGCTTGGCCGTGGTTTTACTTTGCACATATAAACCACTCAATCCATTTGCCGCTATTGCCGCCGTAAAAGCACTAACAG